GAGCTGAATATATTCCTGCTTGATGGTTATCATCACCTAATTTGTGTTGCGAAGCAGTTATTACCTTACTATAGAAATTTCCCTTAGCAAGGGATCCGCTGGTAATTGTTAATAAAAGTGAATCGTCACCTGTTATTTGTGTTGCGCTAGCTCCAGAAACAATATTACTCAAAACGTTTCTGTTAGCATTCTGTAAAAATAAAGTCCCAGTAACATCAAAAACAAAATTTGGATGATTATCTGCACTAGAATCATCATATCGAACTATAAGTTTAGGGTATATATCAGATCTAGAAGCGTTTCTAGATGCAAATCTTTTTACAAAATATGATTTGCTATCCTTAATATAGCTACCAGAATACTCGATAATAAATCCATGATCACTCATTTGATTTGTTATAGTGCCGCTAATAGTATTTGTTACATCAACTAATAAATCTTCTTCTCCTGATATGAAAAACTGTTCTGAAGATAAATTTGTATTTACACTTCCGGCAGATGTTTGAAGTGTTCCGCTGCTTATTACATCTATATTTGGATCACTTAAGCTTCCTGACGCGCTAGCGCCTGATTGATTCCAACTGTATACTGTATTGTTGCTATATGATGCTGTTATGTAATTACTGCTACCTATATCTGAAAAAGTAACAATGTCTCTCCCCCTTCCTTCATCAAAAGATTGCGATAAAGGACGACATATTAATCTAAAGTTTTCAGGTGTTGTTTGTCCTCCGTATACATCATGTAATTTAATTTCTGTTTTAAACTTACTACTATTTATGTCTATCTTGCCTTGGCTAAACAATCTTTTCAACGGACTTAAGTCAAATTTAATTAAAATTTTAGAAATTTCTACCGGTACATCCTCGCCTGAAATAGAGGATTCATTATAAAGTTTAAACAAGTCTAATGTTCCTGCTGACCCTACGTTAGCATCAGTTGCTCTAAAAGAATTATTAACTATTTTATTAGCAATATATGTGTCTTTACTAGAAGATAATATTAAATACATTACGAAGTACTCCCTTTGATATCATTATTAGGATATCTTACTTCAAATATCCCCCCTACTGGTGGGTATAACATTCTATCTGTAATATTTTCTGCAATACTGTAAAGTATCCCTAAATAATTTAAATTATTATTTACTCCTGTGATGTTTTCTATCTCAAACATGACGACGCTATTAACACCTTCTGTAAACTGGACAATACTTTCTAATTCTGATATATTGATTGGTTGATCGATTTGCATAGTTTCTATTCTTAAATTACGTTTAAGACGCTGTATAACGTTACTTACAACATTCTGCTTATTAAATTTGCTTAAAACAGAAACTGTAAACTTAATCCTTATATTGACTACAGGTGCATCTAATATATCAATGGCATCACCTATTATTCTAAATTCGTCTAAATAAACAGACACATTTTTTTTAAGTATATCAGTAGCATATTGGAGCCTTGAATTACTATCAATACAAACGCCTGACAGTATAGAAGCATTAGCATTTTTAGGATCGGGTCTAACTCCCACTCTAAAAAACTTACCAAATTGATTAGGCATCGTGTAAACGCGTGATATTAAATCTTTTTTACTTACTATTCTCCCTTGTGATGATATTCCTGACGTCACAATTGTTCTTAAGTCTTCATCACTAAATCGTTCAGAGCCGCCTAAAGCTCTCATTGGATTATCAGCTTCAACTGAATTTCTAACTGATCTAATTACTGCTGGTGTTCCTTCTTGATTAAATTCAGTTAAAAGTGATTTAACATTAGTTATTGTACTTGCGGGTACATTAAATTTTAAACCGCCACCCGCTCTATACTTGATTGTTAAAGTAGTATTAATCGGTGCAACTCCAAGTGTATTTGTCTGTAGGAGTGAATTTGGATCTAGACTTATTTTTTTAAAATGTTTTCTATCACCAAACAACTTAATAGCATGATCAGAAGGATTTGGTATGATGTTATCATCGTAAGTATCTGATGTACCTCCGCCTAATATGATAGTGGTTTTCCCTGTTTTGCGAGAATATTTTTTTATAAATCTTCTTGGGACAGAAATTACTCTTAAATTTGATCTAGCTTGACTAACGTTATCAACTGATGAATTCTCTACTGATTCAAAAATTGTATCTTGCGCCAAATTATCAACTTCATAATAATCATTAAGATTGGAGTCAGCTATAGATATTATCTCATTAATATCATTTTGTTTTAAAGTAATAGTTCTAAATGACTTAGCAGTATTATCAATATTTATTGTTTCTGTAAACATCGATGAGCTTATACAAACTCCTGTTTTTTTCAATATGAAATTAATAGGATCACCTGAAGAACTAATATCACCAATTCTATAGTCAGATAATAAATTCCCTAATTTGTCCCTTTTAGCAAAATCTATGTTTTCTGTTAACTCAAAAGATAAATTCCCTGTTGTCGATACCTTTGTATTCTGCAGAATTTTAAAAAGATATAATGAATTAGGTATGTACGATCCTCTAACTAGCTTTGAAGGTACTTTACAATAAAAGTCTACATTAACTACAGACGGGCTTGCTCCTTGTAATACAATTCCTGCATTTTTCGCTATTCTTTCTATATTGTCAGGTTCGATTGCAGTTTGTATATCTAACTCACTAAACTGATGATCTAAATAAAAAGATAAAACATCACCAACATAAGCTGCCATATCAACGAATAAGCCACCTAACCCTGATTCTGAAAAATCTTGTATTTTGTCTGAATAATGCGACTTCGCGTATCTTATTAAATCAGCTTGAAAAGAGTTAAAATCCTTATTTAAGTAGTTTAACTCCTCATCTTTCTTTTTTTCTTTTTTTATATTAATTGCCATTTTATTAGCCGCCTATGTTTATTTTTAAAACTAGCTCTTTATTTTTAATTCCAATATTAGTTACATTATAACCTACTTTTACAAGTAAAGTAGATATTCCCTTAATATCATCATTTTCAAATTTGATTGTTTCTGCAGAAAACATATCTAATTCTATATATGGTAAATATTTCTCTACTGCTATTTGTATATCATTCATTACAATTTGTTCAAAATTTTCATTATTAATCATTTCAAAAGTTAAGCTTCTTAATGATGTTCCAAAGTCATGTCTTCCTAAACGTTCACCTTTGTTTGTTAAAAGTAGATTTCTTAGATTGTCTCTAATAACATCTTCAATATTTCTATGCATTTCAAATAAAGAATCATTATCATTTTCAGAAAGTCTTAGCGGAGTTTTGATACCAATAGGATTAATTATAATACTATCTACTTTTTCTTTAGATATACGCTGTTCTAAAGAGTTTATTCCCGTACTCTTAAATTCAAAACTATTCGGTTTGTCTTTAATACTAGACATTTTTTTTCCTTTTAAGTATAATTAGTCTATAACGAAAAATTATATCATATTATATTATACATTGATATAATTTCATAGCCACGTTCCAGCAGGAGAGACACCCGTAAGCGACCATGATAACAAGTTAGATGCCATAGCAGCTGACACTACATCACTACCCCCGCCGGCCATTCCTAGACTTTTTGCAATGTTAAATGTCACTGTGCCTATTGGTGGTAAAACAGTACTAGCCGTTACTAACGGTACAACTCCTGGGTCTAGCAGAATTACACCTGATGCTGCTGTTAGTGCTAAGTTTAACAAATCAATAAAATCAGGTGTTCCTGTGGGTGGATTAACTGTACCACCTGCAGTGAAGTCTACACTTAAAATAGGCGTCATGACTGTGGTCAATGCTGTTGTTGTTAGTGCTGTAACTGGAGGTGTAGTAATAGTTAATATCCAACTAGCTATAGCATTTGACCAACTTTCAGCAATTGCTGCAGCGCCACCTGTTGGAGGTGTATCCATAATACTCTGTATGTCTGATGTCAGCTGAGTTATATTGGCTAAAGGCATTACTTTACCTTAGTTGTTGCTGATTTTATTGACTCAATTCTAGAAAGAAGCTGACTTATTTTTGCCCCTCCACCGTCAACTGATGCTGATAATGGCCCGGACGGACCTACACCCGTTGCTAAACTAATTGTGAGTAGATTATTCATAAGTTCACTTAAAATATCTGCAAGTGTATCACCTAATACTGCAGATTCCTCAGCATCAGCACCCCCTAGCCTAATGAACTTACCTGAAGCAGCTTGCAAAACTATGCCCCCGTCAGTCGATAAACCATCATGATCGTTAGGTACAATTTGAATAAAGTTATTTCCAGAGTTTCTAAGCTCTATCAAACCCCCGAAATTTTCAGTTATAATTAAACTGGCTGCTTCTTCACCATTAATATCGCCCTCTGTCAAGTCAGGTGTTTCGCCTCTAAGAATCGCTAATTTATCAATTTCTTCATGTTCTAAAGTAGAATCAGTTCTGATATTAGATAATGTATTAGGTAATGTTTTTCTTCCCACAGCCATTTTTATAGTACCTGTCTTTTTATCTTTTTCGTGAGTCATTGTTATAATAGTATTATTTGAGCCCTGCAATGTCAAATCAGAACATTTCTTAGAATGACGAGGAACTGGCTCTCCGATAAATTCTGCTCTATCCGAGTCATGTGCAAATGATCTACCAAGAACACTATCATATTCCTTAATATGTAAAGTTTTATTAGCTGCATTATCAAAAGAAGGATTAGGAAAGGTCATTCCGAAGGTATTTACCTTCTCTTTTCTTAATTTTGTATTTGAATTTAAATTTTGTGTTAAACTAATTGCTATGATTGCGTGTCTATCAATGTGTGTGTAGTTTAAGTCATCAACAAATATTGTGCCTACTTTTCTGCTTAGCCAGTAGCCTATTTTTCTACCTGCTACATTATCATAAAATATCCAGACTTGTTCTCCTGCTTTAACAGGAAGCGAAATATGAGAGAAAAAAGGGAAAAATATTTCTTCTCTATCTAAATTGTTTTTATTTTTACCGCCTGTTATGTTAATACCTATTATACTATTTCTAGGCATAATTTCGACTAAAGAAGAATCAATAACTTTGTTTGGTCCATAAGTCAAGTATTGACGGTATGTCA